ACAATTTCATATAACAAAGGTAATTTATTTATTAATAAATATAATCTTTCTATATTTTGTTTCTCTATCATACAATGATCTAAATTATCCCACCTCATATTTTTTTTTACTGTTTTCTGATGGAGTGGCCCATCGTAGGTTGGTTGGGTGATAATTAAAAATATCTTTGTTATTAATATGGTCTACAAGAGTTTTTAATGCTGGATTGTCATTTTCTAAAAAACAAAGACCGACTAAGACATGTACATATAATTTAAAAGTTTTTTTATTATATTTCAAACTATATACGGGATAACTACTTTGGTATTTACTTCCACCATGCATAGTTAATACTTTACCTCTACTATCTGTTTTAAAACTTTTTAAATAAGGATAAATAGGTCGGTTATCTTTTTTAAAAGGATTGTGATAGCCTGTTTTATAAAAAATATAAGTGTTTTTAGGAAGTAAAGAAAAAGAATTTTTTCTCCATTCTGAATCTTCTAAGGTAGAAATATCTACGTAGTCAATATCTTTAACAGAACAAGTAGACTCTAGTTCAGGAAATAATATTAATTGATCTGGATTCATGATTGTTTTTCTTTTTTCTTAGGTTTTTCTCGTTTACCAAAAATGTCTTCCCAATTTTTTCTATAAGTATCATTTGGTATTCTAGACACACCATCCCATTTTTTTCCTTTTTCTCTATTACTCATATTGTTTTCTATAAGCTGCTTGTTGTTCTTTTGCTTCTCGCATCATTCGTTGTACTTCTTTTTTATATCGTTTATCTTCAATGCGCTTTGCCTTATTAAATTTATTTAAGTGCTTTGCGACTGGGTTTGTAGTCACGATACATTTTCCTCCAACTTAAATTACATAAATAACAACCAAGACTACTTACTTGATTCCAAAACCATTTGTGTATTACCATTTTCATCTTGATAAATAACATAGTGATCCTTTCCATCCCAATAGTAACCAACAATCTCTTTCATTGTTGCCTCATATAAAATTCACAATCCGCGACGCTCGGTTCTTGTATTACTATCTCTCCTTGACTTTTACATTGTGGGCATTGTTTTGTTTCACTATAAGGAACCACATAGACAAAACCATTACCTTTACAATTGTCACAAATAATTTTATGCGCCCTTACCGTTCTTATATCCATGTTTTTTTGCCTCTTTAGTTGACATTAATTCAATTGATTTGCTGATAGTAAGATCAGCGTTTGTAAGCTTATTTTTTGATAAAAAAACAAGTATTTTATATGTTTTCATCGATACGGATACCGATTTAAACTTAGTTGTGTCTGCCATTATTAGTCCTTTCTTATTATTATAAATGAAATATTCATATGGGAATCTATAACATAAAAACAAGTACTTGCAAATATATTTTTTTTAGGGTATATAGAAATTCTCTTCTCACACCTTTTGTTTGCTCGTCCTGATTTCTTCGGGGCGGGCAACATTTGTTTTATTGTGGATAACCTTGGCCTCGTTCAGATTTCTTTGGGCCTTTGTGTTTTTTGGAATGACGACCTGGTCTTTTTATTTTTCTTCTTATAAGAAATGCGGTGTCTTTACTTTTTTTCGCCATTGAATTTTAGATCTGTTAGTTTTATATCCAGAGGTAAATATTTAATAGAACCATTAATATATTGTTCCGTATCTTCTCCACATGTTCCACAACGATAGTAATTTTTTACAATAGATATTAAGACAGTATGTTCTTTACAATAAGGACAGATACCTTTAGCAACATCTACTTCAAATCCAAAACCATGTTCTTTTTTTTTATTTTTCTTTTTATTTTTCATCTACATTATAGAACATAGCATCACTATCCTCTGTTATCCAACCTTTGTTTTCGACGTTCCAGGTTGTAGTTTGGACTTTATAATCTGGAAAGGTGTTATCAGTAGTATAACTAGGAATGTTCCACAAAATACGATTATTAGGCTGAGCTGCATAATTACCGTTATCAAGAGCCAAAATGTGTGCGCACTTATGCTCTTGAGGTATTTCGCTATGATCTGTATCCAAGATATTAGTTTCAGGCGATGCCCAATCAACAGTAAAGAGATATTCAACTTGATAAAACTTTTTACTTTTCCCCAAGAATTTTCCACGTTGTCCTCCTAAAAAATCAAAATAATGAACAGAAGGATAATAACTAAAACAGTTCCACAATTGTAATGAGTCAATTGACATATCGGGCACTTCGGATCTAGAAAAACGTTTTTGGAAAAACGCCGAGATAGGCAACCGATAATAAACCGCACCATTCGGGAGTAGTATATGAAATAATAAAGCACGGCCCGTAATGCTCGCGATCCCAAAGATAACACACTCTTCACTTTCACCATGATGTTGTTTAAAGTCATATAAATATTCCTTCCTTATGTTGCAGTAGATAGGAGGTATGTTTGCATTGAGATAAGACATTTATTTAATGTCTCCCCAATTGTCTCCTTTTTCGTAATCTACTTTATTGGGTACTTTTAATGTCACAGCAGATTCCATAATTTCTATGATCTGTTCTGCCTGTTTATCAGAAGATACAGAAATGTCCACCTCATCATGTATCTGTATATGAGGAATAATTCCATTTTCATATAAAGCTACCATAGATTTTTTAGTCATATCAGCAGCTGATCCTTGAATTAATTTGTTTAATGCTTTATAAGTAAATGCTCTTTTTAAAGGCTCATCATAATGTTTTCTTGCTTCTTCTAAAGGTAAAGGTTTAAATACACCATATTGAGTTGGTTGCCATAAATCAAAATGACACGCTCTTCCACCTAAAGTTCTAATCTTTCCATAGTTTTCTGCTTTTCTAGTTACATTATCCATAAGTTTTTTAACAAAAGGTGCTTTGATATGATATTGTTTAATTAATTTTTCTGCGGATTCTTTCATCAATCCTAATTCTGACATTAATTTATTTTTACCCATTCCATACATTAAACCTAAATTAATAGTTTTGGCTTGTTTACGTTCAATCCCAGCCATATCAGCAACCACTTGATGGAAGTCTGCATCTCCTACATTGTATGCATCTACAATTTCATCTACTCCTTCTAAATTTTGTAACTTTGCATAATGTACTAAAATTCTTGGCTCTTGTTGTGAGTAGTCAAAAGATCCCCACTTACAATTTTCTTCTGGAATAAAAATAGATCGTATCATAGGACCTAATTCAGGATGTCTTGCAGGAATTTGTTGTAGGTTTGGATTACTCATAGAAAATCTACCTGTAACTGTTCCTCCTTGATCAGATCTAATTTGATTAATATCTGCATGTATTCTTCCATGGACTGCATGTTTGGTAATAGAATCTATAAAAGTAGTATGAGCTTTATTAATTTCTCTTGCGTCTGCAATAGATCGCGCTAACTCATGAGGATGATTTTGTAAAAAGTTTTTAGTAAAACTTGGTTCATCTGATTTTTCAGTTCTATCATAAGGTAATTTTAATTTATCAAATGCCTTTGCAATAGATCTTGCTGCATGTATTTCTACTTCAATTCCTGTTAACTCTTTGATTCTATTGACTATTTTAGTCTCCTGAATCATTAGATTTTTTTTAATATTATTTGCTTTTTCTAAATCAACTCTTACTCCTTTGAATCTCATGTCTACTAAACATGGAAATAATTTTGTTTCTAAATTAAATACATCCATTAATTCTTGATTGTGAAGTTCGGTATCTAATCGTTGCCAAAGTTTTAATGTAGCTTCCGCGTCGCGTTCCGCGTACTGTCCAACAAAAAGAGCTGGTAATCTCCACATATCTTTTTTAGGATCAAGTCCATAATCTTTTGCTGCTTCTTGTAATATTTTTTCATCTTTACCTAAACCCACATAAAATTTTGCTAATGTATCTAAACGATAAGACATTCTATTTTCATCAATCAAAGATGCTGCAATCATAGTATCTACAATTTTACCTTTGATAGACAAACCCATGGATCGCAACCAACACACATCGTACATTGCATTGTGAAATACAAATGTAGTGTCTTGTTGATTAAATAAATCTTGAAGCCAATTTAATACTAATTTTTTATCTAGATTTCCTCCCTGTTCATGGCCAATGGGATAATAACCAGACCAACCCTCTACAGCCACAGCGATTCCTGCAACATGACCACGTCCAACCACGTTCCCCGATCCAAGAGTCGTTAACTCCGGATCATTGGTTTCTAAGTCAATAGCAATTTCTTTATGGCCGCGAAGATCTTTTAATTCTTCTGGCATAACCCATTCTGTATCGGGAGTAAATAAAGGAATTTGTGCACTTCTCATGAGTAATATAAAATTAAAATTAATATAGTTACTAAAAAAGCAAATGCATATTCTTTAGGAATATTATTCATTATTTTCTCCACCTTTTTTTATCTCTTCAATCTCTAGTTCACAGTAATGAATGATCTTTTTTAAATCTTCAATACCATTTTTATCTTTGTAACGAATCACATATTTTATAACATTTCCTTGAAAAAAAGACAAGTTATTGGCCGTGATAAATGTATAGGGTTGAATTTTATGTTTATTGTAATGGGTCCCGCCTTCCTGTCTTTCTGATGGTTTTATTATTTTATCAAACATTGATTTATCGGTCATATTAAATAAGCACGGTTAAAGTTTTTTGGATCTACAATGTGTAATTCACGCTTCGCTCTTGTTGCACCTGTGTAAAACAGACGATGTAATTCGTCTGGATCGTGTGCAAATGTTTCAAGTGCTGCATTAGTTAAATCTTGTAACAACAAAACTTTATCCGCTTCTCCTCCTTTAGCTCCATGTATAGTGGACATTATGATACGAGGATTTTTATTTATCATTTCTCCATTCGCCCTCATATTACGAATGTAGTTTTCCGTGAGAGTGTCTAAACCCTCAAAGGATTCATACCAAACCTTATCAGTTAATAAACCATATTGTTCCATACATTCTTTTAAAGTATATTTTGTCTCTGCATGAAATGTTTTACCTTTTCTAAATCCTTCTAATACATTTGCTCCTAAATATTCATAAATATTTTTTATCTCCAAATTATTTAAATAACAATTTTTTCTCCATGCTTCCCAATTATTTAATGCTAATAATAATTTTAAACTAATAGAGTTTTGTCCTTTGTATTGGTAATACCAACCTCTTAATTCACATAATTCTTTTACATCATCTAAAAAATAATTTGCTGAAGATAACACTAACCAATTTCCTTCACTCATATCTACTTGAGTTATGTCGGAATATCTTTTTAAAATACCTACTTCTTGTCTTGGCTTATATTGTTTATCAAATCTATTTTGTACCTTACTAATTATTTTTTGTGAAAGTTCATGAATAGGACCACCTGGAATACGATAAGATTGCTCTAGTGTTTTAATATCATCAACCTCTTCTTTTAATGCAATAAAATGATCTACATCTGCACCGGCCCATTTAAAAATAGCTTGGTCGTCGTCTCCTGCAATGTAAGTTTTTTTAGAATTACTCCACAATGCTCTAACCATTTCCCATTGTATCAAAGACAGGTCTTGTGCTTCATCAATAAACAACACCTCAAAACTAGGTTTAATTTCTTTAATTATAAAATCTTCTAATAAGTCATTGAAATCTTTGAGTTCTTTTTCTTTTTTAAATCTCTTGAGTTCTTCTGAAAGTAGGAATAAAGTATTCCGTTCTATATCTAACAAGTTCTGTCTAGAATCATAATACTCTAATAAATCCATTCTTTTAACAGCTGCTGTATTAATAATAGTAAGATATTCATTATCAGAATTAAAGGTGCCATCTTCTGCAGAATAATTTGCTGTTCTTATAGGTATGCCACATTTCTGACCAAATTCCTTATAGTCTTCTGTCTTCATCATTTTTTCTTTACTCATACCTAACATTCTAAATGCGTAAGAATGAAGTGTTCTAAAGTTAGCTAAATCTGTTTCTACATCTAATCCAAATTTTTCAGACGCACGATTAGCTGCTTCTCTTGCAGCCTTCTTGGTAAAAGAAAAATAACCTATTTGTTTAGGTCTAATCCCTTGTTGGATAAACTCGTCCACTAGATTCAATAGTGTTGTCGTTTTCCCCGTTCCCGGTGGTCCTAGTATTATTGTTTTCATGTTTGTTCCAGTAATTAACCATTTGTCTTGATATTTCGTATTTAATTAACCTTCTCTTCATTTTTTGATTTTCATCATAAAGTTTACTACATCGTCTGGATAACTTATCCATTTTTTCTTTGTAAAATTCTTTCCAATTTACTGAAACCTTATTCATTAAAAATCATCCTGATGATATTTTACTTTAGATACAGAAGCTTCTATCTTTTTCATGGTTCTAATTTTAATTACTCTTGGTTGTTGATTTTTTATATTAGGTCTAAACTCTTCTACAAAACAATCTAATTGAGTAAGATAATTTCCTGTTTTAATTTTATCATGTTCCCAATTATTCTTTTTACAAAAACTATAAAAGTCTTCTCTTCTAAAATAAGTAAATTCCCTATTATCATCTGTATAAGGAAGTTTATTTAAAATATCATCCATAGTTCTAGCTGACTGTCTGTTTGTGGTCCAATCTTGTAATAAAGAAGTTATTTCATTAATTGGATCTAAAGATTCCAATGGTTCAATTTCTTGTAAGTTATTCATCATTGGTTTTAAAAAATGTTGTTTCCAATCTTTTGGTTTTGGAATAGGTATAACTAGATTAGCTTGATCTAAACACGCTAATGCAAATAATCCAGGCATGTATAATTGTTCTGTTTTTAATTCAATTCTATGTTCACCTACGTCTAAAAACCATTGTGGTGGTTTAGATGCATACTTTGTTAAATTACCTAATATTGGCATTTCTTCTTCTCCAAAACCTATTCCAAATTTTTTCATCCTACATAAACCTGATTGACAAACAGAATTAATAGGAGAATCTTTACATCTATACTTATCGTATCCTTTTTTATTAACTGATTTAATTAATTGTTGAACCTCGTTATTACTTAAAGGAGGATTCATATATTCCATATTTGCTTTTACTATTTCATCTTCCCATGTATCCGGACTAGATTGTTTAAAATAAACTGCAATATTAAATAAAGCATTGTTTCTAGATCCTTCGCCGAAACCAATAGAAGCTAATTTATTTAAACAAGGGGGTCCTTCTTTAAATGCTTCTTCACTTTTCTTTTCTTCAATTTTAATTTCTTTGAGATCTTCTGTTTTGCAAGCATATACATCATAGAGCTTATAAAATTCCTCAAGTGTACAACCAGAGCCATCATCATTAATCGCATAACGTAATCCTTTCATTTCATTGTGGTAAGGTAAGTTTAAAAAATTACCAGTGTCACCACGTTCCACTAATATTTCTGTTTGTTTAGGAAAGATTTCACATCCTTCATATCCCAATATCTTTGCTATTTTCTTTAATGTTCCTTGCATTAAAGACGCTGGTATAAATTCTTTAGTAAATAAAAATACATGTGCTCCTCCTGATTTAGAGCGACATATAATTAAAGGAAGTTTTAATTTACGTATGTTAGTAATAAGTACAAGGTGATTAAAATTATATTCATCAATATCAATGCAACCCCACTTACAAGTATTATTTTCGGTAATTGGAATAATTCCCAAAGCAGGGCCTTCACCTTTAAGATGGTTTTCCCAAAGATCGTCTGTAATATTACCCCTGACAATAAAAGCCTTACCGCCTTGCTTACCATTTTCACCACGTTCCCCTTTTTGGTATTGACCATAAGCTATCTTTAGTCCTTCAAATATTTCTTTAAACTTATCTTTCATTGATCCTTCTTTCTATTTGTTTATAGGGGCCTATCACTAGGCCCCTTTTACTAAATACAATGCTTAAAAAGGAGCATTGTCTTTAGCTATCTCTTCCACATCTGCTCTTGTTTGCACGTTGCCTTTGGAAACATTACCATTAAAATCTTTACACATAATATATAAAGACTTATCGTTTGCTCCCATAATCCTATCCATGTTTACAACCCAACCATACCAAGAACCTTTATCGTTCTTTTGTAATGTTGATGCTAGATTATAAACTACCCCATGCATTGGTGGTATTGCAAAACCACCCTTACCATCAGGAATTTGTATAGTCTTCATCATTGAATTCCATTTTTTACTGACGTTAAGTTGTGTTGATTTCATTGTAATCAACGCAGGTGTATATCCACCTGTTTTT